ACAAATAAGCTATTGCCAACCATAGCCACATGCTGTATCATAGTGCCCAGCAAAGGAGGTGACCACACATGCCCAGAACGAGCCAAATCACGCGAAGTATTACCACTACGGCTTGCATTGGTCAGCACGTAAATCAGTACGGGGAATTTGAGGACTTTTGCGATGTTACAACCTTCCCCACCAATGAGGAAAAGGCCAGTAAATACTTCCGCCGAAAGTACAATGACCAGTCCATTACCATCAACAAGGTAGAGCAGGAAACTCACGTGTATTACATGAGTGTTGAAGAATTTATCGCCTGCGCACACGAACGAGTAAAGGAGAACTAAAATGGTAACCGAAATCACTACCACCGAAAACAACAGCATGGCCCCTACCGTTACCGCTAAGCCCGTCATGGCTCTGGCCTTTGATACCACCACGGGTGAAGGCAAGAAGCGCCTTTTCAACGCACTGAACACCGCCGAATCCCTCAATGATGCTGACATTAAGCAGCTTACCCTGTCTGGCATCATCGTGCAGCCTGCCGAGCGTTTGGACCAGGCAACCGGTGAAGGCGTAATGTGTGAAGGCACCACGTTTATCACCGAGCAGGGTGCATACTTTAGCCAGTCTGACGGTATCGCTCGCTGTGCTAAGAATCTGATTATGGCCTATGGCTCTGACTTCTCGGCTGAGCCGATCACCATTGAGTTTACCGAGCGTAAACTCAGCGGCGGCCGTAAGCTCAAGCAGTTTATTGTCCTTTAATATTTCGGTACCTTGTAAGCCGTGTGATAGCATGAGGGGGCTGTAAAGTCCCCTCTTTTGTTTAGGTGGTGCAAAATGGCGTATGACGTTAGTCGTGTACAGAAGCGCGCCCGTGACAAGGAATATAGGCTGCGCAAGCAAGGCGCGACTCGTGAATCTATCGGGAGTATTTCCCCGCGTAAATCCTGGGCAGAAATCAAGACAATGACCTCGGCACAGCAGCAGGCTTATGCCAGGCAGCTTAACGCCTGGAATAAGAAGGCCCGTTATACCGTTGCCGAAAGCGGCAACGCTATCCCGAGCAACCTAATAGACCAAGCAAAGCGATTGCAGGAAAAACGCAATCGGTTTATTTATGCTGAACGTGAGCGCATCAGGGGTATAGCACCTAAAGAATGGGACAAGTATTACCGCAATCGTGAGGGCATTTTGGCGAGGGGTGAAGATATTGTTGGCCTGCTGGCCCCCATTGATGTAAAGAAGATGGAACCCCCAGCATCTGTTCAGGTTGCACGACGCCGTATTAAGCGCTTCGAGGAGCGCAATAAGCATAAGTTTAGCTATTACCGTGGATTGCAGCGAAGCGCCATGGAGCGGATGTTGTGGAAGCTAGACCAGTATGAGCTTGCCGAAGTTGTCCATCAGATGAAAAATGATGCGTTTGACCTCCTATCAACTGTATACGCGTCTTGGGATACGCTTAAATTCGAATACAATCCGAAGGGTGAAGGGTCAGAGTTTGAGGACCCTTACGGACAATTTCGCAGTTATGTAGAGCGCGCCTTGTTTATTACCCGGGACAAAGATAGTAAAGCTAAAGATATTGTTGACATCCAAAAGAACATGGAGCGCGTGGCGGGGAGGCGTGCGGACCGTGCCCGTGAACGTGCTAAAGCTGCTGGGATTGTGTAATGAGTTGGGCGGTTTCAGCCGACTTCGAAACGACAACAGACCCCGAGGACTGCCGCGTGTGGGCTTGGGCCGTTGCGCTTATCGAGGACCCAGAGCAGGTATATTACGGCAACTCAATAAAAACTTTTATGAATTGGCTTTCACGCGGCGACGTTCACACGGCATGGTTTCACAACCTTGCATTTGATGGCAAGTTTATCTTGGATTACCTCATGCGTTGCGGCTACACACATTGTAAGCGCAACCCTGGGCGAAACCAATTCGCAACGCTTATTTCCAGTAAGGGTAAGTTTTATCAATTAGAGGTGTGTTTTGGTAATGGCGTAACGGTTATCTTTCAAGATTCACTCAAAGTATTTCCAATGACCGTTGCCCGCATTGCTGAAACGTTTAATCTCCCCGAGCAAAAGGGGGATTTGGACTATCGCAAATACCGTGAACCTGGGCACAAAATAACTGACGAGGAACTGTATTACATCAGCCATGACGTGCAGATTGTGGCTCGTGCTTTGCGGCAAAATTTTGCCCAGGGCCTGGAGAAAATGACCATTGGCTCTAATGCTATGGAATTTTTCAAAAAGCAGTTTGGTAAGAAGGCGTTTAAAACATACTTCCCCACCCTGTCGCTTGAGGCAGATAGCGATATTCGCAAGGCCTACCGAGGGGGCTTTACTTATGTAGAGCCGAAATACGCAGGCGTAGAAATCGGCGAAGGTATATCGGTCGACTATAATTCGATGTATCCCAGTGTCATGAAAAAGTACCCGTACCCTTGCGGCGCTCCGGTTATCTTCGAAGGTCGGTATGAATATGACCCGGCTTATCCGCTTTATGTGCAACGAATGGTTGTGGAGTTTAGTCTAAAACCTGAAGGCGTGCCGATGTTGCAACTTAAAAATAAAGGGTTTTACGGTAACCATGAGTATGTACGTGAAACCGTTGCTCCGGTTGAAATCACGGTTACGTCCGTTGATTGGGAAATCATGCGACGGATGTATGACGTTGACGTGCTTATGTATGCAGGTGGCTATAAGTTTGCAGCTCGAAAAGGGCTTTTTGACAAATATATCGACTACTGGGGACATGTCAAAGAAACATCAACCGGCGGATTGCGCCAGCTTGCAAAGCTGATGCTTAACAACCTATACGGCAAGTTTGCGACAAACCCGGACGTAACGGGCAAAATACCTGTTTACGATGCTGAAGATGACATTGTGCGTTACGTGCTCGGCGAAGAAGAAACACGTGCACCCGTGTATATCCCTGTTGGCGTGTTTTGCACTGCGTACGCGCGGCGTGAGCTGTTATTCGCCATCTTGGATAATCGTGAGCGTTTTGTGTATTGTGACACCGATTCGCTGCATTTGCTGGGCACCGAGCAGCCAGCTAATATACCCATCCATGACAAGGAACTTTGCCACTGGAAGGTGGAGGGTACATTTAGCCGGGCCAAACACTTACGCGCTAAGGCGTATGTGTGGGATTTGAACGGCAAGTTTTCGGTTACATGCGCGGGCATGCCGGATGATGTTAAGGCCCTTGTCAACTGGGATAATTTTGAGTACGGCTTTAGCAATGCGTTTACTGACAAGGACGGAAACGCCAAGATTTGCCCATTGTTTGCGAAACTCATGCCTAAAACCGTGCCTGGCGGCGTTGTGCTCCTTGACAGCGTGTATCAACTACATGCATAATAACAATGTCCGGTGCAATGCTGTTCGCCACACGTGGATAGGGGCACGTAATGCAACCCTAACTCGGTACGTGCCTAGCTGGCAGGCTTCCCATGGTGTGCGTTGTTAGCTGGATACCTTTTGAAACCCCGACCGTATCACGGTGCGGGGTTTCGTGCTATTATGACCGTGTCCGCATACGAATGGAGGTGCTCATGACCGAGGAGCAGGCACGCGAGACCGAAGCCGAGGAAACGCGCGAGGAAAGCGGAGACCCCGCCGAGGGGGAAACCGCGCAGGAACAGCAGCAGGAAGTGGAGGAGCATGATTGGGGTGCAATGACGGCCCGTATCGATGCCCTGGAACAGCAGGTGCAGGGCCTGGCGGCTGCAATGGCCACTATTTCGGCTGCTGCTGAGGACGAGGACGGTAAGCCGGCCGCTGATATGCCCGATGAGGAATACGGTGCGGCGCTTGATTTGGACGATGAGGATTTGGCCGGGATGCTCGGCCTTTAAGGAGTGAACATGGCTAAAAGCAAACTCACGAATGAAGAGGGCCGCTTGACCCTTACCAACGCGCAGATTTTGGATACCGTTCGAAAGTATGCGCCTAACGATTACCAGCAGCGAATCCCCGCAACTACACAGGGCAGCGTGGCCGAAACCCTGCGTGCCATGAATCACTACTCGCCGTCCTGGGATGTGTTCTGGAACGTGTTTCTGGCCCGTATCGGGCGTGTCCAGATTAATGACCGCATGAACTTTACTAATCCCCTGGCAAAGCTGAAGCGCCCCACCCTGCGTTATGGGCGAACCATCCAGGAGGTGCAGGCTAACCTTATCAAGGCACGTGCTTATGACGCGCAGGCTGAAAATGTGTTTGGCCGCAAGGACCGCGAGCCTGATATTCACCAGATTTTCCACACCGAAAACCGCCGCGATAAGTACGTTATCAACATCCCCATGGAGGATGTGCTGCGCGGCTCCTTTATCGAGGGAGAATCCATTTCGGCGTTCTTCAATTCGCTGACCGCCGCCCCGATTGCATCGGCGAACAATGATGAATATCTGCTGATGCGAAGCTTGCTGGAGACGTTCGACAACCTTTGGGGATTTTGGAACATCCAGGTACCCGACCTGCACAACAAGACGCTCACGCATGAGGAGGAGGTGCAGGCTGGTGTTAAGCTTATCGAAGCGATGCGTTCCACGTACAATAAAATGAAGTATTTTCGCACGGAATACTCCCCCGAGGGTCGCAATAAGGGCCTTGCCACTCGCTCCAATCGACTGATTGCCGTCATTGATTCGGACGTTGAAGCCGCGCTTAAGGTCGCCGTTAACGCTTATGCGTTTAATGAGGACAACCAGCGCCTTATCGCCGATGAGGTCATTGTCCTGGATGAGCTGCCCATCTCGGGCTGTCAGGCGCTGTTGCTCGATGAGGAATGGTTCCAAGTTGCTGACACCCTTCAGGTTACCGCAACGGCTCCCATGAACCCTGACAATCTGTCTTACAACACCTTTATGCATGTGTGGCAGGTGTTGAGCTATTCGCTGTTCCTTGGTTCGGTTATGTTTAGCACTCGCCCTGATTCGGAGATATCCGCGCTGCCTGCAACGTATACGGGCGTGACCCTTACCGATGTGGACGGTGGCACGTCTAAGACCATTCAGCCTGGCGAAGCTGTGCAGCTTGTGGCAAAGGTTCAGGGTTCGAACGGTCCGAATCAGGCGGTCATGTACGAGATCAAGGCGTTTAACGGCCGCGGTGCAGGCCAGACTTTGCCCGCTGAGATGTACATTGACAGCAACGGCGTTTTCCATTCTGGCAACTGTCACGATATTGATAAGGTTGTCGTTTCTGCAACCTCCGTTGCAGACGGCCAGTATCAGGCGCTTTACGCCTTTACCATCGCCGGTGCAACTTATGCAACCGATGTTGCCGGTGCTGCGGTAACGGTTAAGGTCGGCACGAACGCCACGAGCGCGCTTACCTGGACCCCGACCGGCGCAACCGATAAGAGCTATGAGGCGTACAGCGCTGATGATTCTATCGCCACGGTTGCCGAGGTTGCGGACGATGCACTCACGGTTTCCGGCGTTTCGGTTGGCGAAACCACGGTCATTCTGGTGGCAAAGGGCGGCAACCCGACTAAGCCTAACGTCACTGCTAAGGTGGCCGTTACGGTTCAGGCCTAACCTTTAACCCTGCTATAATGGGGCGCGTAATGCGCCCCATTTTGTATGTTAAGGAGTAAATCATGCCCGAAACGCCGCAAAAGCTAACGACTAATACCTGGCCGGTTGGCACCGAGGTAACGTTAATGCAGGTGCCGTGGGATGCTAATTACCGCGATATCGTTATCTGGGATGATGTGCAGCAACGTAACGCCTACCTTGATGCCCAGGCCCTTAGCGGCACCGGGTGGCGCTCAAAGCGTTTTTCGTATTGTCGGCCAAATGAACCAATCAGCGTGCCCGTGCCCTATTCGGCCGCGTACAAATATAACTATGTTGTGGTGCAGAATCCCATGCAACCCGTGGACGATGAGGAGCAGCCGTTAAAACTGTGCTATTTTATCTTGTCCACGGATTACGTGGCTCCCGGCACCACGCAATTAACGCTCCAGCTGGACGTTATTCAGACCTATCAGTTCGGCGTGTGTTTGGGCAACATGTTCGTGGAGCGCGGGCATATGGGCGTGTCTAACGCTGTTTTTAAAGACGGCGTGCAAAACCTCCAGGGCCAATACCTGCGCAAATACCTTAATGTGCCTGAAGGCCTGGATATCGGCGATTCTTACGTGATGGCTAATCACGAATGGTACCCGCTTACGGATGCGTCGTCTTTTGATATTGGCAAAATCATCATCATCAGCAGCGCGAACCTCGCCGCCGACCCTGGGACGATTGACAGCCCAAACCTCAATGTCGCAGATGGTCAGAACGCGGACGGCATCCCGTCCGGTTGTAACGTGTACAGCATGACGCTCAGCACATTTAAGGCCGTGCTCAATGCAATGAAGGAGAAAAGCTGGGTTGCCCAGTGCATACAGTCGGTTTCCACTTTCCCTGCCCGTCTTTTGTCAGCCGGAACGGATGTGCAGCTGTTCGGTAACTCGGGCATCACAATGCAGTTTCTCGGCGAAACCGATACGCTCGAATTGCCGCTCAAAACTTACGCCACTACGGGCAACATCTATCAGCAGCTATCAAACGGCGTGCCGGATGGCTATCACAATCTGTATAAGGCCTACACGTACCCGTATTCGGTCATCGAGCTGACTGCCTATAATGGCAACTCGGTATTCGTCAAGCCCGAATTGGTGTATGGCAATACGCTGGCGCTTACGGTCATTGGTTGCGCTGTTGCGCCGTTCGCGCGTATCGGCGTTTTCCCAACCAATTATGGTCAGGCTTTCGAGGGTGGGCAGCCGGTTAATTACAATCAGTACACGTGGCACGGTTTCGACGGCTCCGACCATACCGGCGTAATCCCGAGCGGTGATTTTCTCGATTCATGCCTATGGTTGGCCGACTTCCCACAATTTTCGATTGTCAATAGCAACTACATCACATACCTTGCGTCAACGGTGCACACTCGCGCGTATCAGTACGAAAGTGCTGGTTGGCAAAACGCTAAAAGCAATGCGGCGTCTGACCTGGCCTATACCCAGGCCATGAATCAAACCGCGCTCAATGAGGCCAACCGTTATGACCAGGGGCCTATTGGCGCACCTCAGATTGCGAACTATGCCGGGCAGGCCATGAGTGCGATTGAAAGCGGCTTGAATCGCCTTACCGGTCAACCTGCCGTAAGCTCTAATGAGGTGACGCTGGCAGGGGCTGCTAATTATCTGGCACAGCGTCAAACGGGAAACCTTGCCTTTAACGCAACACAGGATTTGGCGCGCCAGGTGGCGGGGCAAAACATGGACTACGCCAGATACGCCGCACGTGGCGACTACGCAAACCAGATTGCAGCTATCAACGCTACGGTGCAGGATGCCGCATTGCAGGCACCGTCCACGGTGGGCCAGATGAACGGACAAGGTTTCATGTGGAAAAACGGCCTGGTCGGCTTTGCGGTCAATTACAAAACGGCTGGCGGTGCAGCCATGCGCACGGTGTGCGATTTCTGGGCACGGTACGGCTATAAGATTCAGCGGTTTTACAATTTCGGAAACGCGAAAATGACTGCGTTGAAAATCATGAATCATTTTAGCTACTGGAAGGTCTCGGAGACCTATATCACCTGCGCGAAGGCAAATGAAGCCGAGAAAGATGCAATCCGCGGTGTGCTCGAAAAGGGCGTGACCGTGTGGGGTGAGCCGTCTGAGATTGGCAACATTGCACCGGTGGTAAACGCCCCTCTGTATAATATCGAGTATTAACGTAAGGAGGATATATGGAGCCTTGGATGCTAGACCCAACCGAGTTCACGCCACTTAACGTGTCTATGTTCGGCAAGCGATACGTCAAACGCTGGCAGGCCAGCGTAAAGCAGTACCGCACGTATGACTATTGGCGTCAGCTGTTTTGGACGGCTGCAATCAGCCGCTTTGAGTGGGAAGGCCTACCGGACGGTATCGATTCGCGATACCTTGAAACGCTGTTGTGCGGTTATGGGTCATTTGCCGCTACAAAGCGGTCCACTAGTGGCGTACTTACGTACTGGTGCGGGCGAATGAACCCAGTGGGCAACCTGGACCTTTACCGTAACCCTAATACGATCGATGTGTACACCCCGAACGGCCAGCGACAGCGCCGCCATTGCAACTGGTGGTTTAAGCACGTTGGCAATCAGTACGGCACTAAAACCGTTGTAATGCCTGCCGATGCGGTTATCTGCTGGGATAACCTCACGCGCTTCCCGATTCTGCAGTTAATCGACCGTCAAGCCCAGCGCCTGGCCGACATGGATACAACCGTTGACCAACACGTTCGAGCGATGCGCGTGCCATATGTTATCAGCGTTGACGAGTACGGCAAAAAGCAAGCCCAGGACATGTATAACCGCATAGATTCCGGCCAGCCTGCGATTTACATGAACCCTTCTGGCATGCAAAATATGAGCGTCCAGGTATTGCAGACCATGAACAAAGCAGCATACGCCGGTAGCGATATCCTCAATGATGAGCTGAAAATCGTGTCCGCCGTGTATACGATGCTCGGCATCGACAATAATGCTGCCGCCGAGAAAAAGGAACGTGTGCAGACCGCCGAAACCCTGGCGAACAATGAGCAGTTCATGATCCAGCGTAATTCGTTTTTGCGCCCGCGCCAGGAATTTTGCAAGCAAATCAACGGCATGTACGGTTGGAATTGCAGCGTAAAATGGAGCGTGCCGCACATGGCTGCTGGCGCTAGCGGCGATGATTGGCCTATTTCCGAGGGCAGCGAATTTCTTGATTCTGGCGGGGTTATCGAGCCGAGCGAGGGGGCTACTAATGCTAACCTTTAACAACAATGACTTTGCCACGCTTGATGAGCATAAGTACACGTTGCGCGATGTGGTGGAAGCGTTGGGATACGATTGGGGGATGCAGGATTACCCCATCTTCGATGAAGCTTACCGCGAGAAGCTTAACCGTGCGATCTATAACCACTTCTGCTTTCGGCGAATCGCGAGCGACACACCCGCCATGTTCATCTTTTACCTTAACCGCAGGATGTATGAGCAAATGCCCAACATCAACCCCGTTTATGAGCTGGTACGGCGTGAGCAGTTCGACCCGTTCGCAACTACGCAGGGCAAGAGCAACTCGGCCACGCAAGGCAAAAACAGCAACATGAGCGTAGCCACGGCATCGAGCACCCCGCAGGTGTTTTTGGACAACCCTGACGGCGAGCAGTATCTGACGGGAGTAACCAAACAGACCGACAACGGCAACCAGGACGGCACAGCAGCCACAACGTACAGCTCCATTTCCGGTGTGGGCAATGCTGTGTATGATATGATGGCATCGAGTTTCATGGCAACGGATAATTTGGTTTTCAACCTGCTTGAGCCGTTGTTCATGCAAACCTGGGACGATATGCCGATGTAGTAAGGAGGTATGAGGATGCAAAGCAAAGAGGATTACAAGTATATGCGCGTGCAGCTCGATAGCATGCGGTTGTGTATCGAGCTTGACGCGAAGCACGCCATGATGGACAACGACATTGACGCGTACTATACGCTCAACCCGCTGAGCCAAGAAATCGGCACATGCATCCGCCGCGTTGACGCGCTTATCAAGCTTATTGACGAGCGGGCCAAAATCGAGCCGAAAGCAGATGGTGCAAATGGGGATGTTTAGCCCTTACGGGTTCCGCGCCCTGGAAAACCAAAACGCAGCTAACACTCAGGCGGCGAACGTTTACCCCACCATGCCGGGCTATACAGGCATAGACAAGCTGGATTTTGCTCACATGCGAACCCCCGAAGACCAGATTCATTGGCTATATTTATATGCGACGGACCTTGACCTTAACACGATCAACGCCGAGCAGGCGCAGGCGTTGATTGATGCGGCAACCGCCACGCTAAAGGCGTACGTTGACGAGCAGGACCAGGCCATTTCGGCTGGCGTGGTGCAGCGTTACAACTACCTGCTCGGCCTTATCCAGCAGCTTACCGAGTTTCCTGGTGTAGTCGCTGACCCAACGTGGGGCAGTACCCGCCCCATTAAAAAGGTTGTTGACCGTGTGTATGATTTCGACAGGCCGTTCTCGGTGACAGTCAAGGATTATGACGGTATGGGATACACGGCAAAAGCGTATGACGCAAAAGGCATCACGGCACGTGAGTTCGATGTTACGTTCGCCCTGCAGACGTATAACGACTGGTTAGCAAAGGGAGTGTGATATGGCTGGAAAAGCAGTAAGCTATAGATTCTTGGATGTGCTCGCAAAATCCGTTGGCATGGATGCCGATACGGTAAAGCAGGCGCTTGCAGAGATTAAAGAGCTGCAGGCGCGAATGCAGGCGTTAGAAGCGGCTGTGCAAGGCAAGGCACCAACTAAAACGGCTAGTAAGGAGGCCAATCATGACAGCAACCAATGAAACCACCAACTACAAACTCCCGTTGTTTACCGACAACGACCAACCCACGTGGCTGGGGGACTTTAACGGCGCGATGGACAAAATAGACGATGCCATGAACGGCATTGGCGCTAACGCGTCTACGGCACTGTCTGCGGCCAACAACGCCGTTAATCGTGTGGGAACGGTCGAGACCACCATGACCAACGTGCAGACCACGGCGAACAATGCTTATGCGCTGGCGCAGACCAACGAGAAGGATATCGGCACGCTTGACGGCGAGGTGGCTGAGCTCAACCAACTTAAAGCCAACTTCCCCATCAAATCTGCCGACATCGCCACGGCAGCCGTCACCGCTGAAAAGCTCGATGCAACGGCCATTGCCGTCATGTGGAAAAGCCAGCGGGTGTATCGCTTCGATTCGGCGGACGCAACTGCGGACAATACCGGGCTTGTGGTGCCTAGCGGAGCATCTTTGGCCGGATTCTATCTCGCAGATCTAGATCTGCTCATCATCACCAACGGTTATCTGCACACGACGTCAACGGCTACCGCTGTGCTAACCCTCCCATCTTATGTGCCTGTAGCGCCTAGGGACATCAAGATTGGCTTTGGTTGCCTGCATTGGACTAACTCGGAGTACTTTAAGAGTTGGGGCACGGTGACCTATAAAAGCGGCACACGCAACATCGCATTCGGCTCGCGTGCTACCGGCACGTCAACCAACACTCTCGGCACCATCGCGTTTTTCGTTGGTACCGGAACGAGCAGCAACACGAGCGCTGTTGCGTACACCAACGCTAACGGGACGTTTGCGCTATGATCCAGCTGGTGCACATATCTGACACCCATGGATTTGCCGAAGGCACCAGGGATGCTGTCGCGTTGTCGCAGCGCCTGGGCATTCCGCTTATCCACACGGGCGATATGGTGTATAACAATTATGGCCAGGATATCGCGTATGCGTATCCTGGCACCATGTTGTTTTGCATCGGAAACCATGACGTGTGGACGGAATCATTGCCACATCAGTATGTTGACCAGTCAAAGCTTTACGCCACCTATTACGCACCTTATGCGGCTGGGCGCGACTGCGTGCAGACCGCGCCTGACACGTGGTGGTATAAGGACATTGAGGGCGTACGCTTGATAAGCCTTGATTGCCTGTGTACCGGAGACATTATGTTGCGGCAACTCACGTGGCTCGAAAGCACCATTGCCGGATGCGAGTGGTGCATTGTGCTATCCCACATGGCACCGCGTAGCCTCCAGCCCCATGCATGTTGCTTAACATGTTCTGCATACTACAGCACCACTTTCGTTAGCCCCGAGGAGCAAGAGCAGATGCAATACACGCCTGGGCTTAAACAGCTCTATGACGCTCTTCTGCCCCATAAGGCAAAGATACTTCTTGAGCTGTGCGGTCACGAACACGCTGATTGCATCGGCATGGCACCTGATTGGCCGGTGTCGGTTATCGGCAGCACGCTTATAGACAGCTATAACAACGTGTATCGCTCTACCGACACCGTGCAAAACCGCTGTGTTGTCAACCTGGTGCGTATCGCGCCTGGTGACTTTTGCGCAATCTATCGCCTAGGCGCTATCGGACGCACCAACGGCGAACGCGGCCGCATGGTTGTCTATGATTACAAAACCAAGCGATTCAGCGCGGAGGTGAACAGGTAATGCTTAACTTCCTAGACACTTCAAATTGGCAGGGCGGATACTCCCCCGCCCTTACTGGGGCCGATGCAGTTATCGTAAAGGCAACTCAGGGCAATTTGTTTGTTGACGGATTATGCGATTCAATTGTCCAGCAAGCTATTGCAAACAGCATGCCCTGGGGGTTTTACCACTTCGCAGACGAGGGCGCCTCAATTTGCGAAGCCGCGTTTTTCGTCGACAACTGCCGCAACTATTTCGGTAAGGGTATACCTGTACTGGACTGGGAGGGCAATCAGTCGGTTGATTGGGTTAACGGATTCGTGGAGTATGTGCACGAGCAAACGGGCGTGTGGCCCTGGATTTACGCCAACCCCTGGCGATTCAATCAGGGCGGCGTGAACCCGAACTGCGCCCGCTGGGTTGCATCATACCCAGATGTTGCGTGTCCTACATGGAGCCAAGCGCAGGGCTGGGAGTGTCCTGCTGCTGACGGCAACGTGGTAGCATGGCAATTCTGTTCTGACGGCACCGTTAACGGCATTGCCGGCAATGTTGATCTTGATTTGTTTTACGGGTCTAAGGAGCAGTGGTTGGCTTATGCTAGAGGGGGTAAAGGACCTGCTGATGCTGACAATGCCGGTAGGCCTGATTCTGATGGCGTGGCAGTCCTAGAAAATGATGCGTACAAGGTAACGATTGAGAGGAAGTAACATGAATTGGCACATTACGGCAATCGTAGCAGCGTTTATTGTGATGGACCTTGTCACGGGAATCATGCAAGCGGTTGCACACAAAACCCTGGATTCAACCAAAATGCGTGCTGGCGGGTGGCATAAGTGCGGCTTTATCATGGTCATCATTCTGGCAGCTCTCGTGGAATGGGCCATGCGGTTTATCGACCTGGGGTTTACTTTGCCGCTGTTCGTTCCCGCTTGCGTTTTCATTATCCTAACCGAAATTGTGTCGATTTTTGAAAACGTGTGCAAGCTTTCCCCTGAACTCGAAAACTCTAAACTTGCGCAGCTGTTTAACATTGATGTAAAATAATCCTGCCACGGGTTCCCGCATACAGCCCTAGGCACCACTCTAAACCCCTCGTGGACAAGGCACGAGGGGTTTACTTTTATAAGGAGGTAGCATGACATGGACAAAAGAACAGCAGCAGTTTTGTGAGTATACAATCTGCACCGTCGAATCTAACTGCGATTATGCAGCGGTCAACATGTATGACCCTATCACGCTTGGTATCGGCCAGTTTTACGCCTACAACGCGGCAGCACTGATGGAACGCCTGCGCGACAATGCAAGCGCAAGCTATGACAAACTTTCAACGCGCCTTAAAGATGCAGTGGCTAATCACCCTTCCGATGCCGATGCGACATGGTGGACCGGCTTTTACCTTTATCAAGACGACGCGGATTCCTGGGTAAACTCAGCCCAGGACAAGGAAAACCACGCCGTTCAGGACCAATTTTTCCTTGATTGGGTTTTCGGAAGCGGCGGAGCTTTTGACACCCTGGGCGGATGGGGCATGACAACCGACAACGTAAAGCAAACCATCTTCATGCTATCCGTCTACCACCAGGCACCAGCAAGCGCTAATCAAATCCTTGCGAATATCGGTGGCGGGCGAAGCCTTGATGACTACCTAAATGCAACGCTTAACACATGGCCGGTGTCTGGGTACTCGAATCGTTACAACCGCGTGTATCAGCTGCTCAATGATTGGGACGGCACAAGCGCCCCGCCGGATTTTGGCCAGTCCGATTTTACACCGGGAACGAACCCCGATACCAACGGCCAGACCAGATCGAGCATTAGCCGCCTTGAGCAGGTGGGCAATGATTTAATCGTGTACGGAGCCATGGGGCAGGGCACCCGCCTAGTGTGCCACAACACGGGCAACGGCGTTTGGTTGCCGGTCCGAAACGCAACAGCCCCGACCTACCCGGGCACAAGCGGCGGCGGAGGTGGTGGTGGTGGCAGTGATGAGTTCGAAGCCATGCGGGCGATTTGGGAACAAAACGAGGGCGCGTTTAATTATGCCCAGGCAGCGGGACGGCTGGAGCCGGATGTGAGCGGCTTCACCGATTGCAGCGCTTGCATTTGGTGGGCCGCAAACAAGGCCACCAATGGCAAGTATAATTGGCTCGGCACGTCCACATGGACAATGCGTGATACGGCCACTAAAATATGTGATGGGATTCAACGCGACCTCATGCAAGCCGGTGACCTTATCCTTATGACCAACCCCGAGCATGTTGGTTGGTATTGGGGCAACGGGATTGCATGGGGCGCGGGCGCGGCACCGTGCCCAAAAATTGAAGCCGACCCCGTGGAAAACTATTATTCATGGGGTAGCAATTTGGAAATTTACCGATTTATAGGCCAGTAAGGAGCAGAAACATGAGTGGTATACCTAAGTGGGCACGCTGGGACCCCAGCGCATTGATGGGGGCACGGTGCCCCGTGCGATTGTGCACGGGGCCGCGAAGCCTGGGCAAAACCTACGCAATGAAAAAGGTGGGTATCAAGCGGTTTTTGACAAAGGGCGAAACCTGGGCATATGTACGTTATTACGACACGATGATTGACCGCATTTTGCGAAGCCCCGAGGGGTTTCTGTCAGATATCGAACGAAATAACGAGTTTCCGGGCCAACGGTTTCAAATGAACGGCCGCATGATGCAGACCGCGTACCAGGCCCAAAAGGATACCGGTAACATCAAGTGGAAGCCGAAGTGGCAAAACCTGGGGCAGATGTATGCGCTTACCTCGTTCGATTCGCTCAAAGGTGCCACCACGGCAAATAACACGCTGATGGTTCTGGACGAGTTTATCAAAGAAAAGCGAGTGCCACCTTACCCTAGCGGTTGCGTTGACATGCTAATGAACATGTGGGAAACATTCGACCGACGCGAAAACCGCGTTATCCTGGTGGGCCTGGCGAACAATGCCGACCTGGTTAATCCACTGTTTCAAGCGTGGGGCATAACCCCCATCCCTAAGGGCAGCAGCCGATATTTCAAGGTGGGCAATTCAGCGGTGTACTACGAAAACGCGTTTAACGCTGAGTTCGAGCAGTATTCGGCAACATCGAACATAGGTGCCTTTACCGCAGGCAGCGACTATGCAGAGTATGCACAACAGAGCGAATTTACCAACATGACGGGGCAGTTTGTCAAGCCGAGGACTAAAAGCTGTGATTGCATCATCGCCCTAAAGTTTAAAGGCATTCCCTTTGCTATTTGGCAAGACATGCATACGGGCATTGTGTATGTTGACCGAAAGCCCCCTACTGATAAACAGGTCGTCGTGTTGACACGACATGATATGTCGCCTGATACGATGCTCATTGAGCGAAACGCCCCGCTTATCAAGTTCGCCGTTCGTGCATATAGCCATGGTGATTGTTATTTTGATTCGGACGCAACACGCGAGATGTGGCTGGACATGCTGAGCATGTGTGGGTTGAGATAGTAGGAAGGCCCTCCGATTTGGAGGGCCTTACTACTATTTGAACTAGCAGGGGCGGTAAAAGTTGCAGACGTTACAATGAGCCGTCAAAAAATTCATTCCTTCCCAGGACCTGCCATTGCCAGCAAGTGCTTCATTCTAACTGTTACGTTCTTCTTTCCGGCCTGAACGAAAAACACGTTGTTATTCACATCTGTCACAACGCCTTGGCATACCACATACCAGCGTGCGTATTTGGTGTGCTTCGGGGTGATCCACCAAATGGCCTTGCCTGCGCAATCCTCTGGTTCCAGGTTCCACAGATAGCACCTAATGCGAAACTCGTGGATTATCTTTTGCCAAAGTGCCGCGCGTTCCTGCGGCTTTTTGGCCTTGGTAAACGCCTTCTTGTACCTGCTGAGCAGGTAATCCACTTCCCGGCGTGGGATTAGCGGGTACAACATGGTCAGCAATTCTCGCATTTAGCGGTACCACCTCCGTTTGCATAGATACTGAGCACCCTTTTACACTCAGTAAACTCGGTTTGATAAGCGATAGAAATCATGTTCTTCCCCTTACATAAGCCCAAGCATCTTAAATGCAACCTTCATTGTTGCATACTCTTCTGCACTTTTAAGATTGTTAAACTGCCCGCTGTAATAGTTCATTGCATCGTTGTAATCCTCAAAACGCTTCGAACTAATAATCTCGCCAGTGCTGCCATTTGTGACGCTAACAGTAGCGACTTCCCCAGTTGTGGCTCTGACAAGCAACACCTTACCAATTCGCGGAAACTCGGTGCGGTAATCTATTTTAATGCCATCCATGATCTACTCCTCATGCATACGGTGTGACTGTTAACGCTGCGCCGATTGTGACCAGGGCAACGGCTAGCAGGCTGGGCTTACGAGCGAACATTGCCGAGCCTGCTATGGCTAAGATAAGGCCGATGAAAGCGGCTATTGGTGCGTATTGATGAAACATGGTTAGTCCTCCCACTGATATCTATCTCCCAAATCGGTTGGATGGCGGCTTCTGCCTTGGTGTCGCCTTTTATCGATGATGGTTTCAGTGCCGGAACCAACCAAGACGCTGTAGCTTGTACATGGGATGGCTGTGATGCTGCACCATATATCGGATGTTGCAGAACTCAGGCTGCAGCGCGCTACCAAACCTATCATTAAGCGCTGCTTTAGCCGCTCTAACTAGACCAGCTTTGGTGTTGGCGGTGCTTTCGAAAAATGCCATGTAGTCCATGGCTTCAGTACAGACTACTACCACATAGTGACGTTTCATGTTTTGGATCCTAACTCGATTGGATGGCGGATTGTGCGGCCATGTTCGTACTACAGCTCAACAACAAAATTCTTACCCCACTGGCAATCGTGCACATGCCAGCTGTTACGACCGGTGCGGGTGAGCGCGTATTCATAAACCAACCAGCCATAACCATCATAGTCAAACTTAAGTGTTGCCAGCTGGAAACACCCGCTATCCTCGGTGTTGTGACACGTGGCCAACCAATCGAGCGCGTCTTTCAAGTTATCAGCTTCGAAATTCCCATCAAACTCAACTTGTTTGGTTTGCGCGTTGTACACTGACCATTTCATGATATGTTCCTTCCGGTTCTGGTCTATTCGTTCCGGCTTCAGGCCGGGCATAACCTGCTGGTCTGCAGGCTATGCCCGGCCTACCCTTGCGGGTAGGCTCAGTTGTGCCTAAATTTCAAACGTGCGATTATAGGTGCCGTGTGTGATCATAATGCCATCAATGTGATGAAGAGCGCCGGGCCATTCGCCCGTTAGAGTTTTCAGCGTGTTCTGCACGCCTGACAGCTTAACGTGCCAATACTCTGCATCATAGGACAGATTAAGGCGTTCGCATTTATCTTCATGGGCCTTGTATTCAGCCATAAGCCTGTAGGCAGATTCGAGCTCAATGCCAGGTTTCATCATGTTCGACTCCTTCGGTTTGAATCCAGAGGGCCAGGTGAACCCTTTTCCCTCCCCCTTTTCATTGATACTAGTATAGCACATGATTGCTACGGAGAAAAGGATTATTTACGTAGTTGTGTGCATGATATGTAGAGGGATCAAGCGGGGAGACCAGGAA